TTGTAACTACAGCCACTCTCAGGGTTTGTTATAAGGATCCGAAAATGTCGAACAAATATACCCAATCAACCGAATACTCCAAGAAAGCCGATAGGCTCTCGTATAAGGAAGAAGCTGCCCGTAGAATTGAATCAGCTAAAAAACGTGAATCACTTCGTAAGACGCGCGAACAACTCCCACAAACACCTCGCGCTGCTCACGACCCTGCTGCTCAGAAAGAATCCTTCGCTAAGCAACAATCTGGGGTCCTTCCTATGGATCCTGAGGCTCGAAAAGAGTCCTGGCGTAAAGCCCAAAACCGAGTTTCTTTTCAAGCTCGGATTGCTGAAACTTTACCGCCTGGATTCAAAAATCGCGCTCAGATTGCACCTATTCTTTGTTTAGACGACAACAACCTCACCCGATCCTTCGAACAGCGCCTCGACATTTATAGCTCCAAACATAAATGCTTGCATGGTTCTTCATACAACTTAGTTGATACTTTCCCTCGAACTAATCCTAAGTTTCTCATTCCACAATGTGATCATCAATACGAATACATAGGTGAACCTTGTGATGGCTTTTGCTATGCTTGCGGTTCTACTTTGCTTAAAGTTTACCGTATTTGTGGCTGTGAAGCTGTTGCTTGTTCACATTGTAGACGACGATTTTATAAGAAAAACGACACTTGGTCTACCTTTGCTTGTGATTGTGATTTGAAAGCTTGTGGAGCTCAGTGGTCTATTGACAATGATACTCCCTTGTTTTCTAATGACGCTACACTTAATTGGAAACATCCTGATCATGTGCCTATCAAACATACTAATTTCGAAAAATGGTCACAAAAACATATAGTAACATCATTAAAGAAAAAGAAAGAACAACCTAAAACTTTTGCTCAGATTATCAAAGCAAAAGCTGAACCATTAGACGTCATTCCAGAAGGAGGAATTCAATCTATTATTTCCTCCGTAACATCCACTGGTGCAACGGCTTATAAGTCAATTATCGACACCATCAAAGAATTTATGACTAAATTCAAGAATTACATCCTTGATTCTGCTGTTGCTAAATCTTTAAAACACTATGTTAATTTAACAACTTGTTTTTGTGTATTTTCAGATTTATTGAATGCTTGTTTAGACGTCATAGAGAAGAAAACTATATTAGAGAATATCATGTGGTTTTCTTGTTTGCGAGGCACTGAATTTCAACGAACAGTCGCTTGGCTAGATGTCATAATAAATGCATGTGTAAATCTCACTGATACTTTTGGAGAAGATGCACATCCTGATTCTTTTGTTGCTCATTTAGGCAAAGTTGCTGATTGGACTTCTTGTCTTAAAGTTCCTGTAAAGGAACTTTTTCAACAAATTGACAAGAAAGTTCGTCAAACTTATGCTCACCTTTCCAAACGAAAATTAGAACCATCTGTAGCATACGACAATAATAATGACGATCTTAAAGTTATTACTGTAGAAAACGAAGGAATTGGAAGCTTGTGTACATTTATATCAAGTTTGTTTCCGACAAAATATACGACGCAAATGCTTAAAACGGCTTCATT